GGAGACTGAAAGTTCGGAGGAGGAGAGTGTAGGTGGTGTTGAGGAAGAGGTTGAGGATGTGGAAGCCAATTTGGAGGCCCACCTCACCCTAAGGAGCGCTCTGCGTGATAAGAACGCAGATGCCATTTATTCCTTGTACCAGGCTGGTATTGCTTGGTGCCGGAATCATGGCATAGATAGTGATGCGCGGCAGTTGGAGCTACTTAAGGATTTGGTTCCGAAGGTGGCCGCGTATAACACCATAGAAGGAGTCATCCGGACGAAAGGAACCCTCATGTGGAGGAGCGGGGTTGCAAAGGCGCGAGAGTTGGCATCAGGGAGGCTGGTGTGCGCGGGGATGTGGGAGCGAGTCAAGTATCATCTAATGTGGCTCCCCATTTTCATGCTGACGGCCTACATGGTGGCCAGTTGGGCTTGGTGGTACACTACACCAACTCGTACTATCTGGACGATAATGTACGAGTTTACTTTTGATATAGGGGTTTATTTCACCCGTTATATCATTGGCTTGATGCAATCTATTAGGCCAAGTTTGGTGTTCTTGGGTATCCAGGGCTCTCCTGGCGTTTGGGAGCGTATCGGCGAGTGGTATACCATTCAAACATTCGCCGAAGTGCAGGCAACTAAGTGGTTTGCCTGGTTGGCCGTGGCGCAGATTTCTGCCCTGGTTAGCTGGCTTGCTACCTGGAAGCTTCGCGAAGGCCTGATTGTCTGCGATCTGTCGAAGAAGTGAGGTGTTGCTGTTAGGGAACAGTCCGTATGCACGTTATCGGCCGGGCGTAAAATCTTGAAGCCCGTGGCTGAAGGCAGCCGTGTGATACGCGTTCCCGAGCGGCAGTGCGATGACAAGCGACGAATGACCCGGATGAGTCCACCCATACCGGGGCTGTGGGCACCCTATACCCACAGAAATTGCACCTGTAATGAATTCGTCGCGATGCGCAACAGGGTAATAGGTGCAGTGCCGCGACCAACTGCGGCGGGCATTGCAATGCTCAAGGCTGAGGCAGCCTATTTGGTGAGACAGCTTCCGAGAACAACAGCTATGTCTCGAGAAGCATTTTGCGAGCACTACTCTGGTCGAAGGAAGTCCAGATACTTGCAGGCAGTACAATCGTTGGAGGAGAGAGCATTAGAACTACCAAGGGAGGCACGCATTTCTGCGTTTGTAAAGTCAGAGAAATTTGCACCATCTGCAAAGGTAAACCCTGATCCTCGGATGATCCAAGCTAGGAGTCCGAGATTTAATGTCGAGATCGGCATATTTCTGAAGCCTATTGAGCACTATCTCTACAGGCTTAAGGATCAGGAGGGATTCCCCATGGTTGCCAAAGGCATGGCGCCCTGGCAAAGAGGAGAATGGCTTTACAAGATGTGGGACTGCTTTGATAAGCCGGTGGCTGTGATCCTAGATGGATCTCGTTGGGATCAACACGTCTCCGACTCTGTTTTAAGGGTCGGACATATAGTATATCTATCGTGTTGCAACGACCCGTGGTTCCGAACCTTACTGAAGTGTCAACTGAAGAATAAGTGTCGGACGTCGGGAGGCTGGCGGTATGTTGCGAAGGGGTGTCGTATGAGTGGAGACATGGATACGGCACTCGGGAATTGTGTCTTGATGATTCTGATGATTTGTGCTATCTGCCGTAAGCTGGATGTGAGGTTTAAGATCTTGGATGACGGCGACGATGTCGTCGTGATGATGGAGGAAAGAGATCACGCAAGGTTCATGGAGAACGTCAGCTCCTTGTTCCTGTCATTCGGCCAAGAGGTCAAAGTCGAATCTATAGCAAGAAAGATGGAGGATATCGACTTTTGTCAAGCTCGGCCCGTCCTTACCAACACGGGCGGGTTTACCATGCTACCCAACTGGAGAAAAGTAGTAAGCCAAGGGACAGCAGGGGTACGGTACTGGGCGGAGCCCCGTACTAGGATAGACATGGCGTATAGTGTCGGTCAGTGCTTACTGGCTCTTTATCCCGGAATGCCAATCATTCAAGCATATGCTTCCATGCTTTGTAGAGAAGGATCTTTCAATCGATCCATACTCGACACTGACTGGATGTTTAAAGTGCTACCAACGGGCAGGGTAAGGGAGCTGGGCGTGCTGG